CCCGGACAACATGGCTGCCGGACCGGCTTCTTACGGTATGACTGATACTATGGGTCGTATGCACTCAGATGCTCAGTTCGCTGGTTCTTCATCAGTTCCTGCTCACGTAGAAATGATGGGATTCCTGGGTATCGGTAACAACCCGATGGTAGGTTGTACAGTAGCTTGTGCAGTTGACGTTGCTACTGCTTTGAGCAAGTAATTTAAGTTACTTAATACAGATAAGCTCCTGTAATCCTTGTGGTTGCAGGAGTTTTTTTATTTGTGGTAACTTGACTTAGATAACAGATTGAAACACCTTGCATCACTCACTATTCAGAGTGAATGAATAGTGAATCAGTAAGGAGATAACAAGATAAATCCTGCTTTATTTAAGTCCAAACAACTCATGTAAAGAGTAGCCAATTACCCCTCAAATCAAGCCATAAACAGGTTACTTTTGCAGCCGATTTGCAGCCGAATTTGCCATTCTTAAAAAACGGCTGCAAGAATTGGCATAATCAACTATAATACAATGCGATACACTCCATATAACATTTAATTTAAAATGGAGAAACATTGTACAATGGTTTACTTTTCATTAAGAGAAAGTAAGCAAAACAAGAAAGGTCTATCACCTATTGAGGTTTCAATCACCACTAACGGAAAGAGAATCTACTTTAGTACAGGTAAACATGTACCTGCTGCCGATTGGAACAAAGAGAAGCAAGCTGTAAAAGGCAAGAGTGAAGAAGCTCAGCTAATCAACGGTTATCTGATTCAACTACGGAATAAGATATATCAGAAAGAAATTGAGCTGCTTCAAAAGGGCTACCTTATCACTGCTGAACTATTAAAAGAAGCTATCACAGATAAGGTGGAAGCTCTGAACGAAAAGACCTTATTGGATGTTCTGAACGAACATAACACAGAGCACAAAGCAATGGTAGGTAAAACTGTTGCCCCTGCTACTTATTGGGTGTTTGAATATACAGGCAGACTATTCAAAGAGTTTATTCAGAAGAAATATGAACGTAAGGACTTATATTTAAGAGAGATAAACTTAGGTTTCATTCAAGGATTCCATGCTTACCTTTTAGGAGAGAAGAAGATGGGACAAAACTCCTGCACCAAGCATTTAAAGTTCTTAAAGAAGTTACTAAATTTAGCTGTCGCCAACTCTTATATATCCTACAATCCTGTAAATGCTTATAAAGTAGAACGTGAACCTGTGGAAATTGATTTCTTGGATGAAGAAGAACTGAGGAAGATTATCAACTTTGATACTCCCCTACCAAGATTGGAACGAGCTAAAGATATGTTTCTCTTTGGATGCTTCACTGGGCTTAGTTACATTGACATTAAGACCTTGACACCAGAACACTTTGAGAAAGACAGTGCAGGCAGAATATGGATAAAGAAGCGTAGAGTTAAAACAGGAGTTCTATCACGAATCCCCCTACTCCCTATCGCCAAGCTGATATTGGATAAGTACAAAGGTGGAGAGAAATTACTCCCTATTCAAGACCCTGCGGACATCAACAAATATCTAAAGGATATAGCTATACTTTGTGGAATCAATAAACGAATTTGCTTCCACACAAGTAGGCACACCTTTGCAAGTACAATTACTTTAGCCAATAACATATCGCTGGAAGTTGTTTCTAAGATGTTAGGACATACCAATACACGAATGACTGCCCACTATGCAAAGCTGATAGACAAGTGCATAGGTGAGCAGATGGATAAACTCATGGATACGTTTACAGGAGCTTCTGATTACTAAAGCATATCCTATCCACAAATTCCTCACTTGTAGCAATGCAGGTGGGGATTATTTTTTAATTTTGCCTTAAACTAATAATTATGGAGAAGCTAAAGGAAGATTACATAAGCATTGATACTCGTTTGGAATACATGGAAGCCATAGCCGTTAAATATGTTCCAGACGTAGATATAGACCCAGCCACAGGAGAAAGATACGTCTGCGGCACTACCGCCTTACCCCTATTCATAAGAAGATACAATCAGAATGAACTATATGGTAATTTCACATACGAAGATTATATAGCCAATGAGGACATACAGAATACATTGAAAGGTTTGGGAGTTGATATAGATAAGTTCTGGTTTCTACTTCTGTTCATCTTTGACTATACTTGTGGCACGTGCTTGGATGGAATGAAAGCTACAGGCATTGGAATAGAACAGCTCACCAAATTCGCCAAAGCCATAGCTGACAACCATAAGGAGATTAACCAATTTGGAGTAAGTTTTAAAAAGCCTATTACCGTCTCTGTAAAGATTGAAGGCAAGCATCAGATAGTAATTGACAATGCCAATGCAATAGGTTACTTGGCTACTATCATTGCCAACAACCTAAAAGAGATAGAGGAACATCCTTGGATGCAGAACCAACAAGTCAGCATAAGCACCCATGCAGAAGAAAAGGAGTCCGTTCAGATATGGCTGTTCTATAAGATGTTCAATGACTTCTTCAATTTAGAGCCATATAATAAGCTGTTTAATGTCAGACAGAAGAAAGGAAGCACCATATCACTTAGTAAAACATTGCTCATATCAAGGCTTATCTACTTCACTAAGCTATCTAAACATAGTAAATTCTCAGATGATGAAGATGTCCTAAAAGGTTACATCAAGCAATATAAAGACAAGAGAATTGATACTGCGAACAGCATATACTTCTAATAATTAATACAGTCCTGCTTCATACCATTAAGAGGGTACATGAAAGCAGGACTTTTTTTCTCTCTTTTAATCCTACCATTATATCCCATCTTTGCAGCGTCAAAACGATAGCGGACGAGCTGACAATTAAGAGGGGAAGTAAAACCACTCATTAATTTCTCTCTTTTAATCAGCCCAGAAGCAAGTAGTTTTGCAGCGTAATCAGATAACCAAGTGTACATAGGTTTGAGGGTTACACAGAACATTATTAATCACAATTTAAAAGAAATAATTATGACAACTTCAAATGTTAATTCAGTAGAGATGGTAAATAATAATGTAGAATCAAACAACACAACTATGGGTAACATAGAAGAACTGACCAAGGTCTTTGAGAAGGAAGAGAAAGAACTGAACCGCCTTGTAAAAGGCAACAGAAACGAAGCTGTAATAGCAGCACAACAGAAAGTCGTTGATGAAGCCAAAAACCAAATGGAACAGGCAAAAGAGTTTGAAAGAATCTCTAAGGAGAAAGCTGTCAACAGTTCTTTCACATTCTCTGTAGTGGATGATGAAACAGGTGCAAGAATGGAACAACAGAAGAAGATGGCATTTGTAAAAAACAACAGACCTGCAAACTCTAAGAAAGTGGACGGTTTTATAGCCTTGATAGCCGCCAATAAATATGACAAGGCTTTCCCTATTATTGTAATGGAAGCGTCCAAACTGATTGAAGCAGGTTATACTGTAACGGACATCAACGGAAAGGAACTGACTAAGGAAGAAGCCAAAGACTACTTTGTTATTCTTGACGGTCAGCATAGAAGTACGGCATTCGCCAAACTGATTGCAACAGGGAAATATCAGAATATGATTCCAAATGTTCACGTAAGGGATATTGAGAATGTTGGTGAATACTTGGTTGACATTAATAATGTAGGCAGCAGTTGGGATAAAAAAGACAGATTGGTTGTAGCTTCTTTGACTTCTAATGATGAACTGTTCCAAAATGTAGCAAAATTGCTAAACGAAGGGTTCAATCCAACCACAGCTATGTTGATTTACACAGGTAAAAGTCTATCTGACAAACAGATAAACAATGTGTTACAAGGAGAAGAATTTATACTTCCAAAAGATGCAAAGGTTGACATTGAAAGAGGGAACAAGTTCATCAACTTATGCAAAGCAGCCAAGATGGATGTTTCTTTCATCACTAAGCGTTACTTCATCAAAGGCTTCAACAGTCATGCCATATCTATAAGTGAAGAACAGGCATTTAAAGCTCTTGACAATCTGAAATATAAGAACTACAAAGAAGATAAGTGGAAAGGGGTTAAATCAGAGAATGATTTCATTAAGATATTGAAAGAAGCTCTGGAAGCATAAAGCACCAACAGCAGAGCCCATCTGACAGGTGGGCTTACTCTCCCCAAGTTCTTAGAAATTCTGAATAGTCTAAAGTCTGATTACTAAATGTGTGGTCTTATCATTAGTTTCTCACTTATGGAGTTACTATCTTTACAGTACTACAAGCAGATAATCCCACCACACAGATTGACGGACTACAAACTATTCAGAATATCTAAAATGGAAGAATTTACTTATGAACAGATAAGGGCTAAGGCTCTTAAACAGGGAGTAAAAGATAACAAGGTTCACATTGGATTGTGGGCTAATCTTAATAACTATCTAAAGACAAGGAGAAAGAAGAATGGAAAGGTTGCTACCTATTATATCTCATTGCAGAAGTTGGCTTATTAATTCACTGATATTTAAACTGATATGATAATTCATCTGCCAACAGGAAAGAAGTTTCACAACAGAAAGGAAGCCAAGATATACTTTGGAACTGCCTACTATTACAGGATGGAACGAGAGAAGAAAGATTTAATGTTTACCAATACTATTCAATCAGCTACTAATGAATATGAAGATACCTCAAAGATACCTGCAAAACAGGACAAGTAACATTAGGCAGGATTATGCTACCATTAACAAGTCTATTGTAGATAAACTCAATCCACCCAATTTGTACAGGTTCTTCTGTCTGTCCTTATATAGAAACGACTATTATAAGGTCAGATGGAGAATCAAAGACTTAGCCAAACGAACTGGAGAGAAAGAGGACGCATTAAAGAACTTCAATAAGGATATAGAGGCAGTGCTGATTAGAAAGAGATATAGGGAAGCTATCAACCATCCTCTTATAGAATTTGTAATGAGGAGCATTTACTGCATTCCACCCATTGAACATCCCAACTTCATAACACTGTCCTACCTCTTTATGACAGTGGATTTGAATATTAAAGTGAAAGGATATTATATCAAGCTCCTATTAATAGCAGAGAACAACAAGATACTGCTTACTCCTAATAAGTTGGCTGACAAATTGGGAATGGGTAAGAAGAATGTAGAGAGTTACAATCTGGAATTATATAGTGCAGGTTTGTTAAGATATATACCCAAAGGGATAGAGCTTACTCCCAATGAACTATTATTAGACAACAACATAGCCAAACAGCGCAAGGAGTGGAATCCAACCAGCTCAAAAAACGTGGTTAAGATAGCTTTCAAGTCCAAATAACAGGCAAGTAGGATTTTTCGTACTGTTTATTAATATATTAAGAGATAGTACGAATAATCCCCACTCTGTCTTATTCTGACTTTAGAAGCATCTAAAGTTGAATTTCTACGATAAGGGTAAGCAGCCCTTATGAATGCTACTTCGTAATGACAATTTTAAACCATCAGAGTAATGCACAAGACACCCCTACCCACATAAACACCCCCTCATAGCTCTTAAATAAAAAGAATGCTTTAGAAATGCAGTCTGATAGTTGGCAGGAATAAGCATTCTTATTAATCCAAGAGCAGGCACGATGCACTATTGCCATAGCTAACCAATAATTTACTAATGCTCCTCATTTCCTTTGAAAGAATCTTTAGGGAAAGACATAGGACAGCCTAAGATACAAGCGAAGAAATTCACTTGTGTTTTAGGTTTGTTCCTATTAAATCCATTCAATCAATAACCATTTAATTCAATTTCATTATGAGAGATTTAGTAATTATGCCAGCTATGGCACAGCGTAG